CGCGCGGGCGGGTGATTTCATCATCATCAACAAGCCGGACGGTAAGCCAGTTAAGCGCACGATCTCAAGGGTTAGCGCGGACGGGAAAACCATTGAGCTAAACATTGGCTTCGGTTTCGAGGTTAAACCGGACACCGTTTTTGCGATTGAGCGCACAGACTTGGCTTTGCAGCAATACGTGATCACAGAGATTACGAAAGGCGATGGCGACGAGGAATTTACCTACAGCATAACAGCCGTACAGTATGACCCGAACAAATACGATGCGATCGACTATGGCGTAAACGTTGACGACCGCCCAACAAGCATCGTTGACCCTGACAACATGGCAGCGCCGCAGAACGTCAAGCTTTCCTCCTACTCCCGCGTTTTGCAGGGTGTGAGCGTGGAAACAATGCACGTTTCATGGGACAAAGTGCCTTACGCGAGCCTGTATGAAATGCAGTGGCGCAAGGGCAATGGTAACTGGCATAACACGCCGCAGACTCCGAACAAGGAGATCGAGGTGGAAGGCATTTATGCTGGTAATTATTCCGTCCGCGTGCGTTCTGTTTCAGCCTCTGGCAGCGCGTCCCCGTGGTCTAAGATCGTTTCCGCTTCACTGACTGGTAAAGTTGGCGAGCCTGGAGCGCCGATTAACTTAACGGCCTCCACCGATGAAGTGTTTGGCATTCGGATTAAATGGGGCATGCCGGAAGGTTCAGGCGACACCGCTTACATTGAGCTTCAACAATCAGAAACCGGGCAAGAGGCATCCGCAAGCCTGCTAACGATGGTTCCGTATCCGCAAAGCGAATACTGGCACAGCATCCTCCCGGCTGGTTATGTGAACTATTATCGCGTTCGCAGCGTTGACAGAATCGGCAACGTTTCGGCCTGGACTAAGTTTGTGCGCGGTGAATCCTCAATCAACATTGACGATATTGTTGAGGACATTTGGAACGACATTAAGGAATCGGAAGGCTTCAAGGATCTGATCGAGGACGCCATTGACACCGGGATCGCAAACTCGGAAATTCTGAAAGACGCCACAACATCGGCGCTTGATGCGGCCAACAAGATCAAAGACCAAGCGCAGGCGGTAATTGAGAATGCGTTAGCAACCGATACTAATCTGCGCTGGACGCGCGTTCAGAACGGACGCAGGAAGGCGGAAATTGGCGAGTCAATGGATTTGATAGCCGACGAAAAGCAAGCGCGTATAGAGGCCGTTAAGAAGCTTAGAACGGAGTTCAATGATGGCATTAGCGCAGAGATTACGAAGGTAACGAAATTAATCTCAACGGAAGCGGAAACGCGAGCCTCAGAGGTTAAAAAGTTACAGACGGAATTTAACACTGCGATCGGCAAGACAAACGCAGCAGTAACGCGAGCAGAGGAAGCGATTAGCAAAGAGAGCGAGGCGCGGGCAACCGCAATCAGCACTCTCGATGCGAAGCTAACCAAAGCCATTAATGACGCGAAAGTTGAGCTAAACGCCAACATTCAACGAGTCGATCAGGCTGTTACCGATGAAGCAGGGGCGCGTGCTCAAGCTATCGAATCGCTGAAAGCCGAATACAAAAAGGCGATTAGCAATGCGGTAGACGCGGCGAAAACCGAGCTTAACGCCAATATCAACCGAGTTAATCAGGCCGTGGCCGACGAGGCAGGAGCCAGGGCGGAAGCCGTTCAGGCGCTGGATGCCAAATTTACCAAGCAGTTAGGCGATGCGAAAACAGAGCTTAACGCCGGGATTAGCCGAGTGGATAAAGCGGTTGCAACCGAAAAGGAAGCCAGGGCGCAAGCGATTAGCGGTTTGGATGCGAAGCTAACGAAACTCGTTGGTGACACCAAAACCGAAATCAACGCCAATGTAAACCGGGTAGATCAGGCGGTTGCGAACGAGGCAGAAGCGCGGGCGAGTGCTGACTCCACGTTGAGAACTCAGATCGGAAACACTAACGCGGCGCTGGCTCAGAAAATGGATTCATGGGTGAATGCGTCAAGTGCTGGTGTGATGTACGGTGTAAACCTGGGCCTCCGATACAACGGCAAGGAATACAAGGCTGGCATGAACCTTATGCTGGTTGGCGAGGGCGGTAACGCCAAATCGCAATTCCTGTTTAGCGCTGACAGGTTCGCAATCATCCCGTCGCTGGAGCGTGGCGATCTTAAAACGCTTCCGTTTGTCGTTGAAAACAATCAGGTTTTCATGCAGTCGGCGCTGATTAAAGACGGTACGATCTCAAACGCGAAGATTGGTAATTTCATTCAGTCGCACAATTGGGATGGCAATAACGGCTGGTACATCGGAAAGGATGGCACCGCTAACCTGATGAATGCGAGGATTCGCGGCCACCTGGAAGGAAATAGCGGGACATTGAACAACATCACAATCAACGACACTTGCCGGGTGCTTGGGAAGGTGCAGGCAAATCAGATTGAAGGTGACGTTGTGACAATGACGGATCGTGTTGATAAGAGATGGCCTGGGTCTGGAAACACTTCGCCTGGCACTCGATACACGATAGCAACCATTCAGGGGATGCCGTTCGAGCGACGCATGGTGTTTACTGGATCCATTGCAATCATCCAGACGTGGCGACAGAACGTTACCATTCGAGTTGACGAAACGGTAGTTTGGACTTACGACGCCGGGAACGATGGCAAAGACTTTGAGACCAGCATATTTTCGATCCGCATTCCGGCATCGGATTATGGCAGGAATCATACCATCACGATTCAATGGCCTAACCGTGGCGATAGTGGTCAATTCAGATTCACCGGAGTGATCGCGATGTACAAGGCAACGGGTACGATCTCGCTTGCATAACCAAAGGGGCCGTAATGGCCCCTTGTTCTTTTTGTTTCTCGGTGTTTCCGTTTTCGGGTTCCGCAGAATCGCAATACGTTTTAAAACAGAAAAAACATACAAATCCCCCTATAATAGATAATAAAAACAATAAGTTAGTTATTTATATCTAATATTGTTTTTTTATTGTTTCTATTGTTTCACTAGTAATAGGGTTGTCTGGCTTTCTGTATGCGGATATTTTTATATCTCAAATTGGGTATATATATAATATGGCACTCCGCAAAACTCGAAACGAGGAAACAGCCAAAAAACAGCAACCAATTCCAATAAATATCATGCACTTACAAACTCAATCTGTTTCTTCTCACCTTGGGAACGTTTCGGAAACAGAAAAAACAGCAATAGCTATTGACTAAACGCAGAAATTAGCTACAATGCACACACACCAACAAGAGGAGCCGATAATGAGCGATAACGTATTCAAGGTTTACACCAGCGACGAACTAACAAACGACGCATATCACGATCCTAATTCATGGTGCGCGGAGTATGTGAGCGGTTCAAGCCTGGCGGATATCTTCTCAAGTTGCCCGGCGGCGTGGAAATTCAAGCAGAGAGAAAACAGCAAGGCTCTAACTTTCGGCACGCAGTCGCACACCAACTTTGAAAGCCGCGAATTGTTTGATAAGCACTATCGCAGAGCGCCAGCGGCGGAGGACTTTAAAGATCTGATTACGAGCCAAACAGCATTAGCCAGCAAGTTAAAATCTTTTGGCCTGAAAGGTACAACCGGGAAAGGCTACCCGGAATTGCTGGAGATGATGGTGAAGTGCGGCGAGGATTTGAATGTGCTTTGGCTTATCGAAATGATCGCAGAAAGCCAGGCGCGGGCCGATGGGGTGGAGCTTGTCCCGGCCAAAGATTACGACGCTTGCGTTAAGATGCGCGAAGTGCTGGAAAGCATACCGGAGCACAACGCCTGCATGAATAGCCCAACGGCGCAGCGTGAGCTATCAATTTTCGGCATCATCGACGGCGTAAAAGTCAAAGTGAGACTGGATCACATCGACATTTGCAAAGGCGTGTGGGCCACCGTAAAAACCGGAGAAGATCCAGAAGGAAACCCGATTTACGAGGCCGTGAAATACGAAGAAGCGATTGTTATCACCGATTACAAAACCACGGCGAGCGCCAATCCTTCCGAGTTCGGACGCCTGGCGGTGAATCATGGCTACTTGCTTAAAATGGCGTTGCAGCATGATCTATTTAAACGAGCGTACCCGGAAGAGAAAAGGCCCGTAGTTGTCCGACTGCTGGCGCAGGAGAAAAAGGAGCCTTTCTTGCCGCTGGCTTTCCGCATGCGACCGGAGCACTTGAAGATCGGGCGATTGCAGTATATGAGCGTGATCAAGACATTCGCCATGTGCGAGGCGCACAACATCTGGCCCTCATACGCAAACGGCGAGCCGGAGATTGATCTCGACGTGCCTGACTGGTTCACTCGCCAGTACAAAGAATTTTTATAGTAAATAGCACAAATAGCTAAACAAATGAAAATCGGGGTGTTATAATGCATCCCGTAAGTTAAACAAAGCCACTAAGGAGATTTACCATGAACACTAAAGAAATGAACGAAGCACGGGCAGAAGTTGTAAACCACCTGGGCGAATTTATTGCCCGCCTGTCATACGCATTGCGCGATTTCGTTACGCCACTCGACCCAACCGAAGGCCCGGATGAAATGGCATACATCCGCCGCGTAATGGATGCGGTCGATAACGTGGTTCTGGTTGCGACGCTGCGAGAAAATGACAAACAGGCCATTGAAGCGATTAAAGAATCCTCCGATCTCATGATGGAAAACCTAATCAAGTTCCACACCGAAGGCGAAGTTAAGCATTAATTAAAACAAGGGAGGCGAAAGCCTCCCAACCAATCAGGAGATAAAACATGAAGCTTTCCGAAAAGTTCGACGAGGTTTTACCAGCGCTGCATAAAGCCCGCAGCATGTTCGTTAAGGTGAAAAAAGACAAACAAAACACACACCTAAAAAACAAATATGCGACGCTCGATAGCGTTCTTGATGCAATCACCCCGGCGCTAACAGATAACGACCTTATGCTGATGCAGGATATGATCGAGAGCGAAGCGCCAAACAGAATCAAGGTCGAGACGACTGTTATTCACGTTTCCGGCCAGTGGGTTAAATTCTACGCGGAATTGCCGATTGTCAAAAACGACCCGCAAGGCGTTGGATCTGCATTCACCTACGCCCGACGCTACGCAGCCGCCGCCGCATTTGGCTTGAGCCAGGCAGACGACGACGCGCAAATCGCGGTCAAGAGCGCACAGGACTGGAAGCGCGACATTGACAAATGCGAAGATCTGGAATCGTTGCAGCGCGTTCTAAAACAGGCATGGAGCGCATGCGATCCGGCAAGTAAGCAGGTGGTAAAAGAGCATTACGAAAGCCGCAAGGCGCAGATTGAGATCGGAAGTGCTCGCGGATTCTCCCCGGCAGCGCCACGCCAAAACCTGGCAACCACGGTTGACCAACCAGCCGCCAAGGCGGTAGAATCACAGCCAATCACCGATTTTGAATAATTAACGGCGGGGCGGAAACGCCCCCATAAGGATTTTATAATGCATGTAATTACCGGAGAAATTCGCAAAGAGCCTCGCGTTAAAGCTGGCGCAAACGGCACGCTGTACATCGTCGAGTTGTCCGAGCGATACAAAGACCGCAATCAGCAGTGGCAATACACCAATTACACTTTCTTTTTCAACGCCAAAAGCGAGGGATTAAACGGCTGGTATCAGGAAGCTTTCCAGGTAGGCAAGGTAATCTCCGTTTCGTGCGAAACGCTGCGCATTGAGTCGCGAGAGTACGAGGGCAAGGTTTACAACACGCTTCAAGCTGGCGGATTCGCAAACCTGATCTTTAGCCAGCGCGGCGGGCAGCAGCAAGCACCGCAGCAAAGCCAGCCTCGCCAGCAAACGCAATCGCAGCCACGCCAAAACAGCGAGCCGCCGATTGATTTTGATGATGATATTCCGTTCTAAAAGCAAAGGGGCCAATTGGCCCCTTTCTCTATTACATCGTACCTAAAACAGCGATAACCTTTACGGCAATCCTTTTTGCCAATTCTATCTGATTGGGATTTAACTTCCCTGTCGTCATGAACGACAACATGCCGCTCATACTTCCCAATGACTTAAAATCTTGCATTGCAGATTTCATTATGTCACTTCTGGAATGACCCTCATCAATAATCGCGTGCGCTCTTTGGGCCAATTCCGCAACAAGTTTATCGATCCCGTTACTCATCTTTGCTTACCTTTTGTTGTGGTTGCTCTTTCGGTTCGTATTTTTCTTTTCTGGCCGACACAGGCCAGGGGCTAATGCTTTCCCGTTCCGTTGCTGGCTGATCCGGCTCAATGCCAAGGAACTTGCCAACAAATTCATTAACAAATCCGGCGCTATCGCTAACATAAACATGCATGCGGTCAAGGTCGGCTTGTGTTATTGAGTTAGGCGATATGATGATCTTTTGGGGGTGAAAACCGATATACATCACATTAACAGGCCGCTCAATCGTTCCCGGAGTTGGTGCTATTACCCCCATAATCCAGCAGTAATGAACACTTCCATCTCCAATAGGTTCACATCCGGCGTTTAGCCAATTTACTTTGTGATGAGGAAAGAAAGTTGAAGAGTCTGTTGCATCGCGACGTAGCGACCAGTTAACGCCACCAATCGTAAACATATTGCGCGGGCGCATGCCGTTAAACTGAGTCACTCCGATCCCGTTGGTTTTAATGTTTTGCATATCGGTTCACCTTTTTTTTACATGTTTTTCATTTTGCTAAGAGCGCAGATGCAAGCAGCAGCAAGATCCGTTAACTCTTTTTCAATTCCGGCGCGTGATCCATCCGCTTTCTTTTCCATAAGCTCGGAATATTCCATTTCAACGATAGACATCATCCCACCTGGTTGATCAATGTAGGCATCCCACGTCTTAGGGTGGTCTTCCATTCTGTGAGCAACCTCTTTCATTGCGTGATGGTGTTTGTGATCCGGTTCTTCATGCTCCGAATCACCACCGCCAAACGAGATGCGAGCCATCGTAACGCGCGGTAATTTTTGTCGTGGTAAATAAATCTTCATGATTAAAGCCCTCTATAAAAGCGCCCGAAGGCGCTTTATTTTGACGCATTAAGGAGCCGGAGGAGTTGCCGGGGTCGGGAGCTTATAGTTAATAAGCTGGTAGACCTCGTTAATGCGCTGGTTCAGTGCCGCAGTCTGTGCAAGCTGGCTGTTTTCAAACTGCACGGTTCGTAACTGATCTTTCAGGTCACAAATCAATACAGCCTGGGCCTGTGCATGCTGATCGCGAATCAGTGCGCGGGTTTCTTCCGCCTGAGTCTCGACATTGCGGTTGGTCTGGCAGCAACACGATTGATCGCGGAGTTGCGCTTCATACGCCAGGCGCTGGGCCTCGTAAGACTGTGCGCAAATGGCATTGCCGATCGTGCTTACGCCGGAGGCAATCGCGGTGTTAAGACCCGCAAAGCCCTGGACGTTAGCCAGCATCGCTTGCGTTCCCTGACTGGTCAGACCGTTAAAGGTTGACGCGGCGGAGCGTTCGATCGCCATGTTGGTAGTGTTCTGGCCTTGCAGCATTTGCATTCCCAGGTTGTTAACGCTGGACTGGATACCGCTTACGCCATCCATCAACGCACTGGCACCAACGCCAACCGCAGCACCAGCGCCATCGTAGGCACCACCCCAGCCGCCACGGCCAAAGCCATTGCCGAACCAGGAGCCGATCAGGCCACCTACAGCACCACCAAGGCCAGCCGCGCCAGCATCACCACCGAAACCGCCAGTTGGTAAAAGAGTCATATCAGACATAATATTTTCCTCGTATTGAAAGTTTGTTTGAAGTGTGGCTCCCTGCCACGCCTTTAAATTTACTCCTAACACATTGATTTTAAAAGTATATTTTTGTCTGGTTATGTATGATAAATGTAATCAATTGGCACTTTCTGGCGATAGCCTATGAAATTTATGGGTTTTTTGGCGGGCAAAATTGTTATGAAAAAAAGGGGCCAAACGGCCCCTTTGATTATTCACCTTTCAGTTTTCTAATCTCCTCTTTCAGTTCGTCAACTTGAGCCGACAGTGCCTTGATTGCGCAAAGTGCATCCATTAACAGCGGGTTAGTGTCCAACACAAGTTTTTCAACGTTTACCTGATCACCATTTTCATCAATATAAGAGCCTTCACTCTTTTTGACATAGCAAGGATCAATTTCCATGATTTGCTGTGCTGCAACGCCCCGGCGCTCGCGCTTGCGATCATCATCCTTGTAAGTGAACTTGATCAGGTTCATCGCCTTGATGTTTTCTAGTGACTGTAAGCCATCGTAATCAACTACGTTATCTTTGTAACGTAAATCAGAAGTGCCAGCCCAGGAAACATCGCCTCTTGCAGAGCTCCAGATCATTCCGTCGCTTCTGAAATGCCAGTATTGCGCAGCAGCACCAAATCCAGAAACTTCTACTACTGCTCGATGGTTTGAACCAACGTGCTCCTCAATCCAGAATGAAGCCTGACCAACCCCGCCAACGTTATTAAAGCGAGATTGGAACCTGGGCGCTATTCTGATTTGACCAATAGCAGCATCGGGATCGCTATGAGCCCAGGCAGTAAACGCATAATTGTTTGCGCCACGAATAGTTCCATGAGCGGTAACATTATTAAGCATTCTTATGTACTGGCAATCAAATGTTAGCTGATTCGCTTGGTCATTGATAATCCTCGCCGTGTAATCCGCGCTCGATTTGTTAAAGTGAAAATCGATATACGGCGATGCGTGGTAAAGCTCAATCCCGCCGTTATTGGCCGTTATCTGTCCACTATTAGCTGTCAACCCTTTGCTTACAACCTCACCATCAACAACCATTCTCCCGTTTCCGGCAATCGTTACCTGACCTCCAGTCCCGTCGTCGCCGTTTGGGCGTAAGTACATCGCCTGACCAGCTTTTGCGCTAATGATTGGAGAGCCTGAAGCGTTGCAACGGATTGCCGCTCCTTGACCAAATTCAATTTTGGTGTCTCCGCCCCTCGTTGCAGTGGCTTTTACGCTAACCGCGTTATCACTTCCGCCGATGCCACCAGGACGCAAAGAAACCTCAAGAGCATTCTTGCCAGATGATGAAATGACAGCCTTACCATCCGCACCTTCAACAAGGCTTGAGCCGTTTCCGATGTAAATCCCCTTGTTTGATTGTGCCGGGTTAGCCCCACCAACTCCGACGTTACCATTAAATGCGCCGTTACCACCTACTGCCAACTCACCGCCAGATAAACGACCTGTAGCGCTTAACGTCTTAACGCTAACGTCTTGATTCATACCGCTAACAACCAACTCACACCACGCAGACCATGAACCATTGTTGCAATAACGCATGAATTCACGTTTCGAATCAGTGCTAATAAGGCGCTGGCGGTTGGTGAAATCAGTGTCACTCACTTTGCGGATCGACTCGACGTAAAGAATGAAGTTTCCAGTTACGCCGCTCGGCTTGTTGGTAATGTTGTTTCCACCGCCCGAACTGGCGCACTGATAAACATAAACCGTTCCCGGATCGCCTTTCTTAATCATCAAGCTATTAAGGTCTACTTTCTGATCCTGTACGCTTTGAGCCTCCCAAGCCCCAGCAAATCCTTTGGTGAAATTCATTAGCCCGGCGACAGAGAAACCAGCATCCATCATCTTGCGCGTTACAATCTTGCTGTTTTGCTTCTGATCTGCATTCTCACCAAAGGCAATATCTCCGTCAACATCAACGCCCAAAAGCTTTGCATTCATGTTATTGAGCTTGAATCCGATAGACACGTTAGAATCGGCGTTGCGCGTTAACATGATCGGCGTATGCTGCTTGCCACTTACTCGCAGGCTTGTTGCTCCTGTGTCTGTGTCGTCGTTGGAGAAATCAGCAGTACGAGAGGAGATCTTATAACCGATCTTTGCGTCTCGCGCTTCTATTCGTCCATCATGGCGCACGACAAAATCACCGCCAGTAGTTCCGCCAGTGGTCTTTGCGCGAATGCGGATCTCGCCAGCGGTATCGCTGTTAGGAGTAGCCCAAATAACGCCGCGCTCCTTACCATCACCATTTTGAAACCATACATGAGCATTTCCACTCGGCGCTTTAAGGAACAATGCTGGATTGCCTTTAGTAATAAAAAGATCACCAGTCATGGTATCGCCAACTTTCTTAACTTGCGCGTCGTTAGTTACGTTGCCCAGGCCAACATCTGATTTTGACGGCTTGTTTGCCGTACCGTAAAGCTCGTTAATCTGGCATGCACCACCGTTAATAGTGGCATCATTGCCAGCGTAAATCTTAACTTTCCCGGTTCTATAGTCGATATTCACGGCAGACAATGTATCGCCACACCGCGAGAAGATGCCAGCTCCGTAAGTATAAAAAGTCGCCTTGCTTCCGGCTGCTGGGTCAAAACGCCAGAAGTGGCCGCCTTTATTTCTCAGGGCTTTTAAAACTTCTATGTCACTAGTGCCTGTAACGGTCAGCCCGCTACCACCAAGACCAAAAGCGCCATTTTCCATAACGTTAGCAAGACCAAGATCGCTACGAGAGGGCTTGTTAACCTCATCATATACGCGAATAGCCACGCTTTTCACCCAACCATCCGGCGCTTCTGCTTGGGTAACGGCTCCAGTCGGCACATAAAGATCAACTCGGCCTGCTTTTGCCAGAATCGCCACCTTTACGTTATTAATGAAAGCTCGCTGGTAAGCCCAAATCTCAAAGAAACCATCGCCCTTAACAACCCCGTATCGCATTTGGTTATCTTCCGCAAGGCTCGGATCGCCAATGCGGCGAATCTGCATAAACTGGCGAACGTTTGAAGCGGTGATGGTTGTGTTGCCAAGCCCACGCGCTGATGCATCAAGAAAATCTATTGAGCCTTGACGCGCCCCATAGTTGCCGCCGTTTGTGATCATTAGCGTAACATGGCAATCAGACGAACCCGGATCAGTGAGCTTTGCGATTTTTACAAACCTTTCATTTGCCGCCGTGCCAACGGGCCAATTATATTGGGCCAGCGGACTGGCAATAGCAGAGGCTTTATCAGCATACTCTTTCGCTTTGTTCTCGCTGTTTTTGGCGTTTGTCTCGCTGGTTTTCGCCGCGCTCGCGGAGTTTGCCGCCGCAGTTTTTGAGCTTGCCGCGTTAGTCTCGCTAGTCTTTGCATTCGTCTCGCTGGTCTTTGCTGCCGTCTGGCTTGCTTTAGCCGCCGCTGCACTTGCCGACGCCGCTTGCTCGCTTGCCGCCGCTGCAACCTCGCTGCCTTCTGCGTTAGCCGCGCTTGTTGCCGCCGCGTTCTTGCTGGCCGCCGCTGCGTTCTCTGACGCCTTGGCCGCCGTCTGGCTTGCCGCCGCCGCGTTCTTACTTGCCGCCGCCGCCGTCTCGCTTGCCTTCGCTGCATCCTGGCTTGTCTTTGCCGCATTCTTGCTTGCAAGCGCCGCATTTTCCGAACTCTTCGCATTGGTTTCAGAGGTTTTTGCTTTCCCCTCCGATGCCTTGGCGTTGGTTTCTGAAACCTTAGCCGCCGCCGCGCTTTGCTTGGTCTGATTGGTCAGATCTTCAAGTTTCTTGAAGTCGAACTCTTTCAAGAACTCGATGAAGTGCGAAAACTCGCTTTCTTTGCCCTGGTAGTAGCGCAGGGTTTCGGCTACGTCTTGCGCCAGGCCGTCAACGGTCAGCGAGTCATGCAGCAAGATCACATAATCTGTACGCGCAACGACTGCGCCGCCAGTAGTGATTGCGCGAATAGATGTATCACTAACAACCTCAGTGATAACGCCGAGCTTAACCGGATTGGTTAAAAACATGATTGTAGCGCCAGCGCGAATGAGCGTTAAATTCTCACGCCATTTTGTGCCGTATCCAGTAATGTAGCCTTGAGCGTCCATTGACGCCTGACCTTTGCGATAAATAGCCATCTATAAAATCTCCTAAATAGCACGTTTTGTTAATGACAGGGGTAATTTTAGCATTGCGCAAGGCATAAAAAAAGCCCCGCAACAAAAATCAATGCGGGGCCAAAACCAATGGAGATAATACAATGAGGGTCACAAGAGGGATTCAGGCTTGTAAAGCTTTCGCTCTATCCCTCGCTTAAAATTATTGTCGATCGGGATCATTACGTCAAGCCCCCTTTCTTCTGCCGCTATCAAAACATCGCGATCCGTTGTCCTGCAAACTACGCGCATTTGTCGCGGGCCTTTGTAGCGGTGCGCCACCATCTCAAGATTATACTGGCTAAAGCACGTCCAAACCTCTTGCCCGGTTGATAAATGAGTATGTTGTGCATCAATCCAATCAACGCAGAGGTAGATCGTTTTATCTGTCTTACCAGTCACGGCAACCGATCCCCTTGTGTAATCCTTGGCGTAAAAGCTTTGCGTTGCCTCGCCATCAATAAACAGAATATTGCACATCTCATCATCAACGCCATCTTCATGTACGAGCATGCACGGGATAGCGTGTATTAACTCCTCTTCCGGCGTGCCAGCGTTTTTTACGCCTACGGAATACGATTCATCATCTGGCGGGAAAATCCCTTCATAGGTGCTTAGTGGCGTTCTGTCTGCCTTTATTGTTCGCTCCATTACCGCAACGCAGCTTTCATGCGGAGCCTGTGCGCCAAAGCTGTAACCAGACGAACGAGAGGCTCGTTTATTCGCCTTGATCACATACTCTTGCGGAACCTTCCCAAGAAAACGGCCCAGGATGTTAATCACCTCGCTGTAAGGTTCCCCGGTTAGCTTCATCATCCAGCCGATCCCGGAGTCATTACCGCATGCGTTGCAGATCGCGCCGCCGTCGCCGTCCGTGTTTAATTTGTCAGTCCAGCGGAAACGGTCTTTACCTCCGCAATGCGGGCATGGTTGGTGCTTTTTGTTGAATACGTCACTATGCAAGCCGCAGATAGATTGCAGCGCGTCGCGCCACATCCCTTTCATGTACGGCAAAACATCCTCTTTCTGATACATCATTTGCATGTTGATTTCTCCAAATAAAAATCGCGTGCATGGAATCTACCACACACGCGATCGCGTCATTTAGCTTTTTGTGCTGTCCGCAAAATCAGACTCCTTGACTACGCGCAGCATTTCGCGGCGGTCACATTTGCGGTTAAGTGCTTTGCCGTTGGAGTCGAAACGCAGATCTGGACGGCAGAATGAAGCGCGATAACCCTTGCAACCCTGGCGCTTGTAGTCGCGATGTACCCGCTCGGCACCGCTGGCGGAAATCATGCCACGCTTTCGCCATTGCTGGATTGTCTGATGGGTAACTCCGAGTCGGCGGCACATTTCCGCTTGAGTTCCGTAATATTCGCGGATAATATCCAGTCGCGCCCGCAGACCTGCCCGCACTTCATCTTTTAGCACATAGTAACCCGTTTTGCGTTTGCGTGGCTTTCTGTCTTTACCGCGCCGGGTTCCGTTGTTGCCGTTGAGTGTGCGCTTGTCAATCTTTCCGGTTGATACTGCAATGCGTGGCTCTTTCATAAAAATATCTCCTATAGCACTTTTTGCTAAAAAATTTCGTTTTGAGGCGTTTATTATAACCGCAAACGAACCAACGTTAAAGGCTTAAAATGGCAATTCCAAATATCAAACGGCAGATTTCCACACTTGGCGATGCAGTTATTAAGGCGCTGCAATCACGCTTTACGGTTGGCGATATCGTGCCTTATCCATATCAATGCGTCGCGTACACCGAGATCGCAAAGCGCATGAAAAATTACGAGCACCCTTTCTTTGTGAAGGCGTCCGTATCCGCTGGTAAAACAATCATCTTCGCAATGGTAGCCGCGCAGTGTAAGCGCATGGGTCTGAAAATGATGGTTCTGGCCCGCCAGGCTGAAATTGTGGATCAGGATTCGGAAGAGATTAGTAACTTTGGCGTCCCTAACTCCATCTATTGCGCCGGACTGAAAACCAAAAGCGCATACTTTCCGATCGTAGTGGGTTCGGAGGGTACGGTTTCGAATGGGATGTTTAAAGCGCTTGGTGACTACGTTCCGCACGTTATCGGGATCGATGAATGCCACCAAGTCGATTGGGAGGATTTGGCGGAGGCGATCGAGAACAATGAGCCATACGAGCAAATGACCACTAAAAAAGGCGCGTTTGTCCTGAATGGTGACGGCTCCTATGTTTTCAACCAGGACGGCGAGCCAATGAAGGGAACCGGGCGCAGCCAATACACCGTTATCATTCGCGAAATGCAGCGCCGTTGCAAGGAAACCTACGGGCATGAATTGCGCATTTTCGGAATGACTGGCTCGGAGTTTCGCGGCGTCGTCCCAATCCTTGTTGAAGATAAGCGCGTTCGCGGATTCTGGCGTGAGCAGGTTACGAACATTGACACCAACTACCTGATCGAAGTTGGTTCCGTTGTCCCTACCAACTTTGGCAATGTGGATGGTCTCGGATATGACCTATCAGAGTTCGAGGCGTCAAGCGAGGACGGGGTTGCAGATTTCGACCTGAAAACCCTAAAGGCGATGGAGGAAAAAATTCACAGCGACGCCACCATGACGCAAAAAATCATGGCCCGCGTGCATGAGATCTGCAAAGACCGAAACGGGGTTTTGGTAACGTGCGCCGGGGAACGTCACTGCAAAGAGGCGGCAGCAGCCTTGCCACCTGGCACAACTTACCGGATCATTACTGGCAAGACTGGCGAGCAGCAGCGCAAAACATGGCTCCGCGAGGCTTTCGAGGGGAAAGTTAAATACATTTTCCAGGTTATGGCCCTAACCACTGGCGTTAACGTTCCGTTTTGGGATACGTCTGTTATTCTGCGCAAAATCGGATCGCTAACCTTGCTGATTCAGTTGCTGGGGCGCGGAATGAGACTGCTTAAAAAATGGCACATCGACCAAGGTTACAAGAAAGATGATCACTTGGTGTTAGACTTTGCCGGATGCCTTGATGAGTTAGGCCAGCTTTACTTTGATCCAATACTTGAGCAGGCGCAGTATCAAAACCGATTCTCAACGGGAAAGGATCCGAAGCACTGCCCGATTTGCGGGACGGAAAACAGCTTCCACGCTCGCCGCTGCATTCACACCGACGCAGACGGCAACCGCTGCGAGCATTTCTGGACTTCGCGAACCTGTGAGGATCAGAAAGACCCGCGAACCGGGAAAATTATCGTTCACGGATGCGGCACAAAAAACGACGTGGTAGCCAGGGTTTGCAGGCATTGCGATGCGTCATTGGTTGACCCAAACAAAAAGCTAAGTGGAAAGCACTACACTAAAAACGATTGGTGTAATGTGAAATCCTTCCGGGTGGATATGACCAAAAACCAGAAGGGGATCATATTCTGCTATGAGCTTGAGGCGCACGGCGAAACGTTCAAGGCTTACGAGAAGTTTTTTCCTGAGTCTGACAGCCAGATCTGCAAAGCAAAATGGCGTCAAGCGGCGCTGGCTCACATTGTGGATCGCAGAATTGCAGGGGTAACGGCAAGTTATCGGAATGCACGCAAAATCATGGGGAATGCACATCACATCATGGCCCCGGTTCGCGTGACGCACCGCAAAAATGGCAAAGGTGAGGATATCATTTATAAACGGGAGTTCTGATCATGATTGATAGGGGTGATTATCTGGAATATTACGAACGAGATCCGGCAGACACGCGCAAGGAGGATGCGCACCAGGTTGATTGCGTGGCGTGGTTGCGCCACCACTACCCCCACTTGCTTTTTTGGCACACGGTGAACGAGGGGCAAAAGACCATCACCAGCGCATTGCGGGACGAACAAGCCGGATTGCTTAAAGGCGTTTCTGATTTCATTATCCTGATCGGTATCAATGCGCCCTACCCTTTCGCGGCTATAGAGTTGAAGCGGGTCAACAAATCAGGAAAAGGGAAGGCGTCACCAGTCAGCGACGAGCAGAAAGCTTTCTTGCGTTCCGTTCGCCAGCGCGGAGGGTTCGCAGCCGTGGCCTACGGATTCAATCAATTTAAGCTGGCTATATATGATTTGACTAAATAGCACGAATTGCTAAAAAACAGGGAAAGGATTCCCGTATATTACTCACATCGAAACAAGACGGAGACAAACAAATGAAAAAACTACTTGCTGCTGTAATTTTATCGACCATTGCGTTAACTGGCTGCGATAATAAAGTGACTTACGATTGCGGTGACGAGAAATTCGTTCTCAAAGGTGGGAGACTTATATCAAATGGCTACGTCATTGAGCATGAATTCGATAACACATACAAGCTCGAAACCTGGGCCGGAACAATTCGCTACACGCTGTTAGATAATGGCATTGATGCTCAATTTGGCGGCATGAAAAAATTCAAAGAGTGCAAAGTGATCAAGTAATAATATTTGGAGATTATACAATAGCTAAAGATATTCAAGACAAAGACACTCACGACGCATTCATTACTTTTGAGCAGTTAGAGCGCGAGAATTTCGTTACAAACGCCCTCGTAACTGGCGGTCATTATCAAGCCGTAAAACCTGATAAATATTACCAGGTAACAGGGAACCGATATGCGGGAAGCAAAACGCCGGATGTAGTCCGCGATTTGTGGGCCACGCCTCGCGAGGTTGTGGAATATATGGAAAGCCGCTACGGCAAATATGATCTTGACGCGGCGGCAAGCGAGAACAATAAGGTTTGCGATAAATTCTATAGTAAAGAGACAAATTGCCTAAAACGCTGGTGGGGAAGCAAAAAGCACGTTTGGCTCAATCCTCCATACAGCAATCCAACGCCGTTTATTAAAAAGGCAATCGAGCAGATGGAGCACGACAACCAGATCGACATTCTGCTACCTGCTGACAACTCAACCGCTTGGTTTGTTGAGGCGCAGAAAAGCGCAGCGGAAATTATCTGGATTACTGGCGAGGTTTGGGAAGAGGGCGGCGTAGAATACGCGCGCACCGGAAGATTAGCGTTTATTTCTGGTCTGACTGGTGAGCCTGTAAGCGGGAATAATAAAGGTAGCGTTATCTTTGTTATGCGCGAATTAAAAGAAGGCGAGCAACAACAAACTCACTATGTTGGAATCAGCGAGATTTGCCCGTCAGTAAAAAACAAAAGAGCAAAGGCAAGGGGGTAATATTATGAGCATTCGTTTGTCACCACAAAATCAATGGGATCTCTTTGTCGGCATGGTTTGCCGATTGCTGGCGGAGCACGAATATAACGGGAATATCTATGAGATGGCCTCCTGCCTTGATATGACGTTTGAAGAAGTTAAGCTAAAGCCGATCTGTATGTGGCGAGAGCATATAGAGGCCGAATTGCTGGAATACAAGAGAAGCGACGGCAAATACGAGTTCAACTCAAACTTCAAATAGCACGAATTGCTAAACATGCCCCGCGAAAGTGGGGCATAATCATTTCAACGAAACAAAAGGAGAAAGCCATGAAAGTTTACAACCAACGCGCAAAACGAATTGCTCACGAAATAGCACGCGAGGCGGTGGAAGGTGGAAGTGAAAACGGATTCAGCTTCGATTGGGATTGTGCAATGGTATTCCTGAAAGTTGCATATGGTTATGCATCAATTGACGTGATGGAAAGCATAGGAGCGATTGATGAAGGTCGAAACGGGTAAGCAAGCCGTTTGGCAGCACGCCAAGGAATGCGGAATGAGTGAGGATATAGCACGAATTGCTAAATTCTTCGACATAAAGGATGTTAGTATTATTGGCAACGGAAAAATGACGTACTTACACGAAAGACCGCGTAAGATGCACAGAGTTCCGGCGATACCGACCAGGATCGATTACAAAGCAGTAGTCGAAAAAACCAAAGAGCAAAAGAAATATTACAAGATGTGAGGATTTTTATTATGTGGCGCTTGTTTGCTTTACCGTTTCCCGTTATCATCGCGACCGCGATTATGTACAAAATTATCATGTTAGGAGCTTAAAATGGCAGTAGCAAAAATGACAGATCAGCAGTTCAAAGATGCACGCGCAGCCGGGAAAACTTACAAGCAGATCGCGGAGGAGTTCGGATTGAACATCCGCAGCGTTGAGCGCCGCGCGGCACGTCTGGCCCGCGCCGGGGAAACTGACATTAAAGGAGCGCCGGGTTTTGCTGTCGTCCGCGAGTCTGTTTTGACCAATGGGAACGGCGAGGAGGTGATGCGCTGGACAATCACCAATAAAGACAAGGAGCAATTAGAGGCTCTAATGCAGGCGGCGATGGAGGCTTTCGCGGAGGAGTTGCCACGCCTTCCAGCCCAAGAAGAGAAAGCGCAGGACTATTCCGAAACGCTGGCGCTATATCCGATCTTTGATATGCATCTAGGCGCAATGGCCCACAAGCACGAATGCGGCGAGAATTGGGACACCGCAACGGCGGAGCGGGTAATGAACGACTTTTTTGATTACTCAATCGAACGAGCGCCGAATAGTGAGAAAGCTGTGCTCCTGATTGGTGGTGATATGCTCCACAGTGACGGACTGGAGGCGGTGACGCCAGCAAGCGGGCATGTTCTGGATCAGGATAGCCGATACGCAAAACTTGTTTACGTTGCAATTCGCGCCACTCGCCGGGCGGTTTCTAAAATGCTTTCCAAGCACAAAGAGGTTGAGATCCAGATTATCGAGGGCAACCATGACCAATCAGGCATGATTTGGCTACGGGCGGCAATGGCGGCAGCATACGAAAACGAGCCAAGGGTTTGCGTTGACGTTTCCCCGCGCGTTGTTCACCATACGCAGTACGGAAAGACTTTCCTGGCTTACCATCACGGCCACACTGTGCGCAAGCCGGAAACCCTTTTGATGATGTGCGCCGCAGACTGGCGGGAGGATTTCGGGATCTCGAAATCAATGTATGCTCACGTAGGCCACTGGCATCACCAGACGGTAACGGAAACCAGCTTGGGGATCGTGGAAGTGCATAGCACTATGGCGGCCAAAGATGCATACGCCGCGCGTGGTGGTTGGCGCTCTCGTCGTCGGGCGGCGGTAATCGTATACGATAAAGAGTTTGGCGAGGTCGGGCGCTTTATGTTCTACCCTGAAATGATGGAGACTAAATAATGAAAGTTCGCTGCATTCGTAACACCTCAACCGCATTACCTTACATCGTTGGCGCGATTTACCGGGCGGTTGCAATTCCTGGTGGGCTGTACGAGATCCGCGACGGCCAAGGTAGTGCGATACTTGCACCACTTGAGGGGCATTATCTGACCTTTTTACCAATAGAAAAATAATTTAATTCAATAGCTTACGGGGCGCTGTGATTTAACAGCGCCCTTTTTCTATTATAAACTTGCGCAATCCCGGTTAACATGTAATCACCCATTAACAAACTTTTTCGAGGTGTAAAATGAAAGACTTTCTAAACGCTGCAACCGCCGGGACTGGCGGATCTGCTTTAACCAGTGCCGCAACAAGCCAAATCACTATTGCGGTTATCAGTATGGCCTTCATGATCGCGTTTGGTGCTTGGGGCGCTTATCTCCGCTGGCGGGATAGCAAAGCACTACGGGAAGCCCTGGAATCAGGGGACTTTAAACGGGCAATCGAGATCAGAGGTAAATAACCGATGAGGTTAAAGAATATGGTTATAGCTGGCGCTGTTAGTGCCGCTCTTGCCATAACTTCGCCACTGTTAGAGGAGATAGAAGGGATCCGGTTCAAGCCTTATAAGGATATCGCGGGCATCTGGACAGTTTGCGCCGGAATTACTGGCCCTGACGTGGTGTTGGGCAAGACTTACACGCAAAAAGAATGCGATCAGTTACTTCAAAAGCATATCAAGCATGCTGCAACCGCAGTTGATAAAGCGGTTAAGGTAGAGATTCCAGCATCAATGCGAGCGTCTATGTATTCGTTTACGTTTAACGCTGGCGTTGGAGCATTTCAGAAGTCAACAATGCTAAAGCTTATTAACCAGGGCAAGCTATACGAGGCGTGCGACGAGCTTTGGAAATGGACTTATTACCGCAACCCGAAAACGGGCAAGCGTGAAAAATCTAAGGGGCTGCATAACAGGCGGGCCGTTGAATTTAAATACTGCGTTAAGGAGTTACCGAAATGAACGATCAGGACTACGAACGAGCTAACAGAATAACCGCTATCATCTTGCTGATCATGTTGATAGTTGCCGCTCTATTGCTATCCGGTTGCTCGACGTCAAGCGCTCTGACTGGTTTAGTCGGCAGTAAGCCGGAAATCACAGCGCAAGCCGGGGCCGAAAACGTAAAGCAGGCTGTAGGGGTAACGGCAAAGCAGGACACCAGCAGCAAGCAGGAAACGACGTTCAAAGAGTCAAGCGTTGGGAAGGTTGACACTTCCAACAAAAAGCAGGTGAGTAATTCAAGCATCCAGGCAGAAATGATAAAAGCGGATAAGATAGAAATCAGCAACGGGCGCGATGATTTGTATCCTTTCCTTTTCTGTATTGCTTGCTTCTTCACCGCCGGATTCCTTAGCGGGATTCTTTGGAGTGAGAGAAAAAATAAAGGAGCCTAACGGCTCCTTTTTTCATTCCATCAATCTTACATTGACCAGCAAAACCCCGTCCTCATCATGCAAGTTATGCTCCTTGGCCGGATTGGCTCGCATATCGCTATACAGGATCATTAACAGCGCACCAATCATCACCTCATGAGATACCGAATTTACGGCGCAATGCCTCGTAATCGTATTGATTAGATTTTGAGCTTCCAAATAATTCATCGTCGCTTAACTCGTCCAGGTGAAACAGATCGTAGATGTATTTATTGCTTTCGCCTTCCAGACTGTACAACTCGAAGTTAAAAGGCCGTTTATGCGAGCCGTAGCACGTCGCTACGCCCTTATTTAAGTCAAGGTATCCCAACGTACACATTCGCGGGATAAACTCAAGAGAGACGCTTGAGGCGAATTTACGAGGGGTCATATTTGCGGCCCTCGCGAGCCGCTCGCATTCCCGATGCTTAAACACAAACCTTGCCAGGTGCTGGCGGTTAAACCAGTCGTAACTTTCACAAAATTTGTACAAATCGAGAAGAAACATTTTAACCCCCCAGCAAAGCCGGATTCACAAACACGCGGCCATTTGCGTTACAAACATAATTCAGTTCTTCGAGCCGAGGCAACAAGCTTTCCTCTAACCGCTTCATTACGCCAGCCTGGCCGACGAACGGGCGAACCTTGCGAATTGCCTCATAGATTGCGCGTGACGTTAACACGCCCTTGTTTGCTTTGCCCAGGCGAACAACCATATCGACAACCTTGTTTAATTCCGCATCTTCGCCAGCATGCCCGGAAGCGTTGGCGGCGCTGATATATGTTTTGCTCAACTCATGGAACATGATCAAAGCCTCTTGCATGGTTTCCGCCTCAATCTCGCGTGATTTTTGCGGGTTCCCGCTTTCGTTAAACCAGTTGCGGATAACATGCAGCACCGATGCAATGCGGATCACCTGCTTATCCATCTTACCCAATGCGCCGCGCAGCATTGTATGCGAATACTTTCCGCCGTCTGCAAGATGAGGCTCCATTTCCTGGCGGGCGATGTTCAAGCAACGCATTGCTGATTTGCCGATCGTGAGCTTAACGCCTTCCTCGGTCATAATGTTATGCACCAGCTTGTAATAGTTGGCCTTCAATCCCTGGTCTACTGGCTCGAAAGTTGAATCCCCGTTACCGTCGATAAAGCTACGACGACCCAAGAAAGATTCTTCGCGCACCAGCAAGAAACGCTCACTAACACCGATACCGCGTGCGCCAGCCTCCATAATGCCGTTAATCGTTTCATCCTGTGCAATTACCGCCATGCATCCAAGCGCTGTAAAGCTCATGTTGTTTTCTGCGTTGGCACGCGCGATTGATACGTGGCCCGCATCCCATGCTTTTAACACCAATTCGCTGTTTGTTTTGCGCTCACTGCTTGCATACGTCAAGCCCAAAAGGCTGTTAATACTGGTTGCCTCATCGGAGATAACCGCAAAGTTCCCTTGCTTGTTGTTAATCTTCGCCAAGCCTTCTGGCGTGGTATCGGAAACCGGGAAAACCACATCACAGAATTTTGCGATCTTCTCTTCCAACTCCTCTTTTTCCTCATAGAGTGAAGCCATATCCGACCCGCTGCGCTCCTGCTTCATCTCCTTCTCCAAGCCCTTGAGCTTTGCGATCAGCTTTTTGCGCTCTTTGCTGCGTTGCTCGTTAATGCGCTCAACCTCGCAAACCATCGGGGCAATAGCCATAGAGTTAATCGCTGATTTACCAGTGGACGGCGGCTGGCTCGTCACAACATAAAGCGCGGTTGGCTGATCGGTTCCATGATATTCAACCGTAAAGCGACCAAGCATCGCGGCGGATACGCAGCCGATAAAATGCATATAAGCGGATGATTCCGGGAATTGAACGGAACGCGCCAAGCTGCGAGACAGTTTCCCTACAACATCAAAATCATTACCCAAGGAAATTACCGGGTATTTATCATTCCCTTTGTTGATATCTTGAACATCACCCCAAAAGCTTTGCGCACGATTGTAGCCGTTCGCGATAATCGCAACACGAACCGGGGAAACCCCTTGCGCCTGTGCGGTTTCGATTACTTGTTGAGGGGAAAGTGTAGAAGTATCAAAAAACATTTCAAAATCTCCTTAGTTGTTGCCCTGTATTATAGGGCAACCATCTTACAGCGTTTTAGCAAATTGTGCTATTTGATCCGCTCGACTTTTGCCAGTAGCCGACCGCCTTCTATGCTCCTGCATTCCAGCGTGTCGCGGTCAAACCAAAGCGACTTGTGGAAGGTGTGACCAATCAGCAGCGTTCCCGGCCTTTCTCTTATCTGGTAAACAGTTTCGCCAACAACGAGCGATAAAACATCGCTTTCGAGCACCTTAAACCGATTCGCAAGCATGCTCTTTGGGATGTGCCGCGCATAATCTTTCATGAATATTTGGCCTCGAACAGGTAGCAACCAGCGGCGGAGAATCCGACCTCCTCGCGGTAGAGGGTGAAACGGTCGCCGTCCTCGTCAAACACATAACCAGCAACCCCACCGAGCACACGACCGGATTCAACCTGGTAGCGCTTGCCAGCCTTAAAGGTTTTCTTGTTGCCTAACGAGTGGTCAACGTAAGTGCACTTGATTGTTTTCGCCTTGACTACGCGGAAGTCGTTAATGTTCGCCTCTTGCCACTTGCTGCCCTTCGGAAGTTCGCGCACCTCAAAGACACCGCACGCCTCGAAAGCGATCAGATCGTCATTCTTGAGGCGGCCTTTCATTAATTTGTTGTCGGAATTGCGAATTACTCTCATGATTTAGTCTCCTTTCGTTTGGTGTGTGTGCATTATGCCCCAACGAGCGCCGGGGCTTTTAACATTTCGTGCTATTTCTGGTTCGCCAGCATGACGGCTTTAGCAAAGCCGCGAGGCGTGAGAGAGCGGATCATCTTTGTGCGCGATGATTTGCCACCGAGTTTGGCCCAGCCGGGATTGCTATCACCTGCTGGCAAAATCTGGTTCGGCGCTGGCATCACAAAGCCGTTACCCGTCCAAAGGCATGTTTTCTTGCTGTACGCATCGCGAGGAGGGATGATATCAGGGAAAGCCGGATGCTTATCATTTTCCGGGAGATATCCGCCGTATGCGCACGGATGGAATACGTGATCCGGCTTGCGCCATAGCGACGACAGCACGCTAACCGGGTTTTCTATCATGTAAGGCACACCGAACCAATCCGCAATGTTAGCCGCGATTTTGCAGGTGGTGGCCGCCTTGATTTGGAATTCAGGATCCCTTTCCGCCTTCGCCTTAAAGTGTCGAGCGCCGCTAACAGCCAGGTCTGTGCATGGCGGGTAGGCCATTACAAAATCTGGCTGGCCGTAAACCTCATTGCGAACGCTAAACTCAAAGTCGCTATCAATCCAGGCGTTAACGTAGGTGATGTTTTCGTGCGTCACGCGCACTGACTGGTAATCGCCGTGGTCGCCTTCATCGGCGTTAAAGCAGATCACTTTATGGCCCGCTTCCGCCCAGGGAAGCGCAGCAAGACCGGAACCATCGAACATAGAGAAAATCAGCATATTCATAACCTCAAAACGGGAAGCAGCGGGAGCAAGCCGGGTCGAAATTGCAGCCGCAATCATTAACAATCATCGTTGGATCTGCAAAGAAAGCGCCGGACTCCATATCCATATCCATATCACCCAGCGCCTCATCCAGTGTTAGGAATTTATAGGCGACTTCAAGCGCCGCCTCTTTGTTTAAGCCAGCGGCCTCCGCATCGTGAAGCCGCCCAAAAAATGCATCTTGAACCATAATAATAAACTTCTCCAAATCTCATCAAACAGCAGGAACGCCATTCCACCTATAAGCAAGCAATCCAGGAAAATAAAGACCGCAATTAGTATCTTGATTAGTTTTTCAACACTACTCATTATTTTACCCTCCCGCCCTGAGAGCGGGTGATTAGCCCGCCCACCAATCAGGACATTACCGCCAGTTGATTATATAGATTGAGTTAGCTATTAGCATGGCTTTCAGATCCGCGATGTTTGCCCGCGTGAGCTTATCGCCTGGAATCGTGCCAACAACATAACCACCCGCACGCTTTGTAATGGTCACTACGGAGAAGCCGGAAGCCCGATCCATTTTCACGGTGACTTTGCCGTTTTTTTCCAGGTGAGCCAGAATCAGAGCGGTTTTTGCTTTCATTTCGTTTTTCCTTGTTTGTTGAAGTTGGGCCTATTATATCGGCTGGCCCTCTCGCCGTTTTAGCAATTCGTGCTATTTATCCTCATTCGGGTATATTTCAACCCGTATCCCGACAAAGGGATAATGCGCAAGGTCTGCCGGGATAATGTGGTTGACTCGCCGCCAACCGTCCTCTCGATAATTCCAGACCATCACGCGAGACCTGGAGATCCTGTAAAGCTTCCCGTTCTCAATATCCTGGTAGATAATCACAGCCAGTCTCCGCTAACAATAAAATCCGTGAAGTCGTCGTGATCTAAAATGATGTGGTGGCCCGTATTGTAGTCAATCTGGATCATATGCCTGCGCATTTCGCAATATTGCTTTTTGCGGGCGTCAATCCATGACATGTAAGCCTGATTGCGCTTGATTACATTACCAACAAAAGCCTCTTTACCCATGTGCTCAACGAAAGCCAGATAGCGGATCTGAAACTCAGGGTTCGCAGCCTTGGCAACCTTTACCAGCTCACGGAAGTTCTCTTTGTCAACTTCAATCGCCACCATATCGCCGTTGAAAATCATTGCGTTAAAGGTCGGGATATCCATGTTGGAAGTGTGGACGATTTCGCCGTTGCTCACCATTACCTTTTCGCCTTCAATCCAGTAAGTGTGGCCGTTGTAAGTGTTGGTGTATTTCATTTTGCAATCCTCATTTCGTTTCGATGGGGATAATATACCAGGTTTCCCCACCGCCGTTTTAGCAAAAAGTGCTATTTTCTCCAGTAGCCATGAGTTTTTGCGCGTTTACCATCACCGCCGTAATGGTCGTTTGCCACCGGAATAGCCCACGCCTCGTAAAAGAAAACCAGCCTTATGACCATTGCAAGTTACCCGCCGCTTTCTCCGCTTTGACAATCTCATGCAGCACTACCAGCGTGTCATGCAGTTGGCGATACTTTGTGATTGTGAACGGTAGTTTGTTGAACGCCTCGCGGCTTAACAGCTTGTGACGTCCCCGAATGAACTTCCCGCCGTAGCCGTCATAGTTGCACAGCATGCGATCGTATTCGAGGTCGTAAATGTTCAGCACGCATTTATCGCCGTGCTTTGTGACATACAGCTTTAACCCAAGTTCGTTGGCCCGCTGGCGAATATCTTTACCGATGTACATTGCAATCTCCTTTGTCGTTTGGTTGGCCTGCATTATGGCAGGTTCGAGGATTTGAGTTTTAGCAAAAAGTGCTATCCGTCTCTGACTGGTAATAAAAAACCGGGCAACGAGGCCCGGTATACGATCAAGGAATAACTTTCTCGTCAGCCGTAGTTGGGTTATCAATCCCAAACACAGTTGACAGGTTTTCGCTGGTCGGCTCATGGTAAACCGTAATGCGCAAATCCTGGCTGATAACACCGCCGTTGAGGCGCTGGCTAACATCAAAGTCGCCAATCGTCACACCAGCACCAGTTTCGATTTCGTCCGCCAGTCGGCGCAGTTGCTCCACAGCAATTTTAACTTCTAACATAACTTTAACTCCTCTTTGGTTGATTGCGGTTGGAATTATATCACTTGTTAATTGCGCTTGCCAGGAATTCGATAACCAGGCGCAAGTGCTTCTCGTTCTTAATGGTCGCTGGCAATTCCTCTTTCACGTCCTGGCTCAGACTCAACGTGTCGAAGTAAGTAAAGGAGCCGTCGGCATTCATGATATAGCTCAAGTCTGGCTCGCAAGCATCCTCGTCAAAGTAGAACCACAGGCGATCTTGTTCCATCACCTCATCACCCTCGCAGATATCCAGGAAGATGCCGCGCTTCTGTGCAAAGTTGATGGTGGTTTTGCTGATTTTCATTTCGTTATCCTCAGTTCGTTTCGATGGGTACATTATGCCAAAACCGATCAGGTGAGTTTTAGCAAAAAGTGCTATTTCTAAAGCCGTGCGTGATTTATGCGTTGTTCATATCTCGTACACTGTCATTTTGACAATATTGCTCAAGGTGCAAAGCGATTGATTGATTGTTGCAGTTTTAGCAATGATGGTGTAACGGAAGAGGGATCAGGCTTGTTCGCGTGTCTCCCTCCTGGCGTTTGCAGCCGTGCCGTTTCGCATCGTTTCCGCCTGTTTCCTGTCAGACCTTCCGCAGAATCCGACAACGTTCCGACACAGAATAAACAATGAAATCACCTATAAATACCCTTATTAATCAATTAGTTAGTTATATATGTACTATTATTGTTTAAATACTGTATTGCTTGTTTTCTCTATTTATGGCTATATGATTTGTTTGGTTGATATACAATTATATATTTTAGGGGCTTATTTATATATGGATACCTTCCGAAACGGGGAAACCGGTAAACAGAAATTAAACATCATGGATTTCAGCAACTTATCATCAATTTTGTATCTTTCAGAAAAAAATTTGTTGCTATAACAGGATAAACACGGTAATATGCGCCCAACGAAACACAAGAGGAGATGCAACCATGAAGATGCTATATGTTAGGCGCGGAGGGGAGATTGTAGAATGCGGCGATGATTTCGATCTCGTTGAGGGGCGCGGTATGTCTGCCGCATACATCCGCAGACTTGTTGATGCCGTGGAGCCTAATATTGCTCACTTTATAGACCTCGAATACGCCGACAGGTCGCCTGAATCGATGAGAATGACATTCGCAAAGATTGCCAAGGAAAGGGGAGCCGAAATAAAAACTTTTAACGTTGGCAAAAACATCATTGGATTTGTAATCTGTAAACCTGAATCGGTATTCATTTAAGGAGATAACCATGACAGATCTGGCTAAAGAATTTTGCAACAAACTGCGCGAGGCCGCCGTTGCACTGGCTAACGGCCACACGGAGGAGGTCAAGCTGCCGATCCGATTTATCGGGCAGCACTTCGGGGATGATGAAAAGGTGAAATCAATCACCCCTGGATACGTCCGCACAATCATGAACCGCGTAGGTGAAGTAAAGGCGGTAGGCTCATGCAGCGTTAAGAGTGGGTTTGATGATGAGGGCGATCCGGTTTACATCATCACCCTGAAAAGGGACACAAGGCGCAAGGTTCTAACCAGTGATGATGTGCAAGCGCTCGAAAGTAAGTGGCGGGCCAAGTTCATTCGTGAGCTACTCAACCGACCGCCGCGAATCACAGACCTTGAAGGCGACGAGTTGAAAGGCGCTGCAATCGCTATCGAGCGTTTTTGCTCAATGCTGGAATCAATGAAGGGGGCGAGTGATGCATAATCTCGTTCCGTGGATTCTGATTGGTGCGATGTTTTGCGGCGCAACCTTGTTAACTCTGCAATTGGTCGGCCTGGCCGTTATGATTTGGGGGTGATTATGTACGCTGGCGAGTTGATTCTATCCATCATTGTGATCGTGTTTTTG